TAAAACGCTTTACACTTTTGCAATTTTGCAAAATGATCAAACAAACGGAGCGCAAACAAACACAGAACAAAGATTGGCACTACAAGACGCCTTTTATTGTTCAAGTATTGGCATTTATGTAGCCAAGCCAACAAGTGCAACCGATACAACTTATGCACTTTGTACTTATCCGAATGTAAGTATATTTAGTAGTAGTAATGTTGCAACTTCTTTGTATTCTTTTTACAACTCTTTTATGTCTTTAACAGTAAACAACAGGCAAATTATACCTACCTATGATATACAAAGGCATTTAGACGTTCCACAAACGCAGCAGTTTGCGAATGTTGATTATACAAGCTCAGGTTTTGCACAAAAGGATCAGCAAAGAGGTATTGATAGCGGCGCGTGCCCTATTGAGCCGGGGATTGTGTTCGTAGGATCAAAGCAAAATGTATTACAGGTAACTATGCCAGTTGCAGCAGCAGCCGTTGAAACTTTTCAGCGTGCTATTATCATTTTTCGTGGGCATTTGGCGCAGAATGTTACGCCAGTTAGATAGTAGATAATATATATAATGTTTTGCCGTTCATTTAAAAAACGGCATATTTTAAAAATCTAAATTAAAAAAAATGGCATTTCGTACAAATAAATATGAGTTCGTAGAAATTAATGTGCCGGGAGTTGCAAGTACAGGACAAACAGGTACTCGTTGGAATTTTCCCGATCTACCAAAGTTGCGTTATACGAGCTTACAAGCATTACAAGTTTATACTATTGCTACAATGACTATCGCACCAAGCGGACAAGCGTTGGCAAGTTTGGCAATTTTACAAAAAAGTTATTTAGTGTTATATAGTAATGATAGGCAAGATAATTATAATGTACCCTTATTAACATTAAACAGTATTCAAGACGCCGTACCTTCGCCTTTTCAGCGTGGTTTATATGAATTTAGCGGACAAAAAGCAACCTGGGATAAGTCGTATATAACGATAGCAAGCGCACCGGCTAATACTGTAAATTTTAGTTTTTGTTTTGGTATATATTATAACTAAAAAAAATGTCTATTAATAACAAAGTTGAAATAACTTCTGCGAATGGAGTTTTGGACTGGTACGAAGATCAGCCAAAAGCGGCATATAAATTATGTCGTGGAACTACTTTTAATAAAGACCATATTGTAGATGTTTACGAAAGTGCAGACAAAGACGCCGGATATAAACAACTGGTAAAAGTAATAACAAGGTTAGCTAATGAAGTAAGTAATACAAATACTTATTTTATATGTATGACTGGTAAGGGCAGCGAATTACTGGCAACAACTACCTTTCAATTAAATACTTATCAAATAGGTAATGTAAATAACGGCGGTAATGATTATCGGGCAAATAATGAAATGTTAAGTAGATTATCTGCTATTGAAACAAAGTTGAATGAAGAAGAAGAAGAAACACCGGAAGAAGTTGATCCGTATAAAATAGATTTTAATAAACATATAGGCGCTATCATTAGTGATCCTGTTCAGTTTGTAACTGGGTTAATGGGAGTTTATGCAATAATTAAAGAAACTATGAAGCCAAAAGAGCCAACAATTAAAACAATGACAATGGCCGCCGGAGTGCCAAAAGATGAAGGAACTTTAGACGACTATATTGGTACTTTATTAACTAAAGGAGTTCAAATAGAGGATTTTAAAACTTTGTCCGAAATGACCGAAAGTAAATTAAAAACTTTGCTAAATTTTATTAGATAATGGCAAGTAAACAAGATAATGAAACTTTAAAATTGTTACTATATGCCGGTGGTGGTGCATTGGTATTTTTTACATTAAAAAAAGGTTTTACAGGTTTATTAGAAGCATTAGGAATAAAAAATAATGAAAGTAAAATTACCGTAGATAATGAAGTAAATAATACTGAAAGTGCTTGGTCGCCTTTATATTGGACTAAACAAAAAACACCAAAATTATTTAAGGTTGCATATACTCAATTTTTATGCAAGCAGATTTATAATAGTGTGGGATATTTTAAAGACGACTGGAGTGTGGCATTTGGAGCAATTAAAACTTGTAAATATAAAACTCAAGTATCTTGGTTAGCAGATAATTTTTATAAGTTATATAAACAAGATTTATTAACTTGGTTGCCGGGTGGTAGTGGGTGGCCGCAAGATAGATTTAGTAATGAAGATGTAGCGCAAGCTATAAAATATGTAAATGGTTTACCAATTAAATAAAAAACAATGAAAAAAAATAACACTTTATTATATCTACTTTTATTAGGTGGTGCGGCATTTGCTTTTATATCTTGGAAAAATAAGGATAAGCGCAAAGGATCAGTAATAGTTGAGCCATTAGAAAAAACAACAGATAGTCCAGATTATACATTTACAGGGCAAACGGCGCAGCAAACACCCCCTATAATTGAACAAGTAAAAGACGCTATTGAAAGTACACCGGAAGTCTTAAGCACAATTATAACAAAAGCAAAAGGGTTATTTAAAAAGAAAGCAAAGCCAGTAAATAAAAAAGTTGTAAGCACGCCGTTAATAATAACAAGAACAACAGGCACAGGAGTACAAACAATAGTAAAGCCAAAAAAAGCAGCCGTAAGAAAAGCAGTAAAAGCAAGTAAAAAAGCAGCTAAAAAAAGAGTAAAGGGTTTTGACGATATATCTATATTATATTAGTACCTATAATTTAAAAAAATGAATAATAAAAATACAATTTACTTCGTAGCTGCATTAGCATTTATATATTATTTTTATAACAAAAATAAAAAAGCACCGGCGGTACAATCAGCAAAGGCAGATCTTGTAAGTTTAGTTAATAAAACTAATTTTGTTGAGGACACTACCACAATGAAAGATTTATATAAACAAAGTAAAGAACAATGTAAATATTAAAATATGGCTTGTATTAACTATATTACCGAAACTAAATTATTTGCTGCAAACGGGCAGACGGATAGCCAGTGTAATACTATCTTATTTATTAATACAGGTACAGACGCCGTAAGTATTGACGGCTTAACTTTACAAACAAATCAAAGTTGGGAAGTAGTGGGTAATGTGGGCGAAATGAATATAAAAACATATAATTTTTTATTTTCAACAACAGTAGCGCCGCAATTAACAATCATTTTTAAAAGATATGTATAATGCCAGTAGGTTTTGATGTTACTAATCAAAAAGCAAGTCCGGCTCTATATGCAAGTAGTTTTGCAACAAGACCGGCACCAGCATTTGTTGGTAGGTTATTTGTTGATACAGATACACCAAGCACCGGCATATATAGAGACACAGGGACAGTATGGTTATCAATAAGCGGCGGCAGTAGTGAAACACAATCGTTAAATGATGTTTGCGTTATTGGTAATACTACAACTACATTAGGTATTTCAATTAATGGACAAAGTACAGTAGGCACACACGACAGTTCGTCAAGTTCAATACCACCGGAAGCAGATTTTGCATTGACAATCGGCGAAGATTATCCGGCAACTGGTTTTAGTATTTATACAACTCAAAAAAATCATTTTGCCAGTAGTTTACGAAATGAGGGTACAGTAGTATTTGATACATTAAGCGGCACAGGAGCAAGAATAGTGGTAGCGAGTGCAGACGGAACACTTACCGCAAGTGCAGCATTGAGTAGTTATGTAACTGGTAGCGGTACAACAAACTACCTACCTAAATTTACAGGTGCAAGTGCAATAGGGAATAGTGCGATTACTGATGATGGAACAACTGTTACTTTAATTAGTAGAGCATTGAGTGGAACAAGTGCTACGTTTAGTGGTGGTGTATCTGCTGATGTTGGTTCGGCTATCCCTTCAATACAAGTTAAAAACGTTAGTACAGATGCTCCGTTTATAGGATTTTATCGTGGTGGAACATTAAGAAATACATTTCAATTACTTACTGATGGCTCTTTTAGACTAACTGACGCTTCTTTAGTAGCCAATGCAGGTCTTACAATGGGTGCGTTAAGTGGTACAAGTGCAAGTTTTACAGGTGTATTAACGCTAACTAATGGAACAACATCTTCTAATCAAAATGCAACAGGGTTTTCATTTAATAGGAATATTTCATCCGGTGCTATTTTTTCTGCAACGGGATTTGCGTATCAATGGCAAAGAACAATGTCTACAACTGCTGCAAGTGATTACTTAGAATTGCAGTTATATAATCCAAGCGGAGCTTATGTTTCTTCACCATTTACTATATATGGCACAGGAGCATCTATATTTACTTCAAGTGTAAACGTAGGTAATTTTACAACAGCACAAAAAAACTCTTTAACGGCAAGTGCTGGTATGATAGTTTATGATACGACATTAGCAAAACTATGTGTATATACAACTGCTTGGGAAACAATAACAAGTATTTAAAAAAATAAAAAATGAAAGAAATACAACCGGTTGCAATTTGGTATAATGGTAACAATGTTAATGCCACTAAATTAAATGCTTATTTAGTTAATGATAATTTAGAAACAAATGCTACTTTTTCTTATTCATTAAATAGTAATGATAATTTTATGTTAAGTAGTGGCAATTTAACAATGAGTGGCGCAGATTACGAGGTATATAATAGTAATACAGACGCTAATACATATGCTTTTGAATGGATAGCTACACAATTAAATTTAATTTTATTATGACTATATATATAACGGCAGCTAATATATTTACTAATTATACAATAACTTCAGGGAATATTAACCAACTAAATATAGTATATGAAAGAAAAAATTAATCTAATTCAGCAAGTTATAGATCAAGCGTGTAAAGCCGGACTATTTCAAACGATAGAAACGGCAGCCGCCGTTAATTTTGCTTGGAATGAAATTGTAAAAAATATAAAAGATAATGAGCCAAGAGTTGATGTTTAATATAATTGTCTTTATTTCATTGTTAATAGGGTTTTACTATATAACAAAGCACCGGCTTAATGTTATTGAGGACGAATTAAAACTATATAAGAAAGATAATACGGATATACTGGATAGATTAGCAAGGATAGAAACAAAATTGGATTACCTTAAATAATATAAAATGAAAAAGATATTAAAAAATTGGAAAACTTCTTTATTTGGTTTGGGCGGTATAATTACTGGAGTAGCTACAATCTTTAAAGGGGATATGTTTGGCGGCATTACTGCTATTTTAGTTGGGTTGGGTTTGGTGGCTGCTAAAGACGATAATGGAGAATAATGAATACAACAAGTAAGGCAATAATAATAGTAGCATTAATAATTGTTTTATCTAATATGCCAACAAAAACAAAAGCAGAAACATTAATAAAATATTTTGAAGCGTCTAATGATGTAAAAAAATATTTAAAAGCGTACCAAGATAGTGGCAAGCGATGGACTATTGGTTGGGGGAATACTTATAATTATGCTCTAAATAGACCAGTACAAGAAGGAGATACTATTACAATAGAACAAGCTAATGAATTTTTAAAAAAAACAGTTGATTTAATAAAAAAAGATATTAAAGATATAGTTAAAGTAACTATTAATAATAATCAATTTAATGCTTTAATTAGTTTTGTATTTAATTTAGGGATAAGATCACTTAAAAGCAGTACCCTACTTAAATTGCTTAATAATGGTACAGATATTAAAATTGTAGCCGCAGAATTTGCTAAATGGAATAAAATTAAAATAAATGGCAAATATGTAGTTAGTAATGGGTTGGTTATAAGACGCAAAGCCGAAAGCGATCTATTTTTAAGTTAAAAAAAAATAAATTTGGTAATATGAAATAGTTTATTTTATCTTTACAACGGGAACAAATTTTTTAACTTAAATTACTTATTATGCAAAATCTACAAATTACACAGGTAGAAAGCCAACTTGCTCAAATATTGGCACTCCGTAACATTATTCTACACGAAAAATTTACATTACAAATTTACACCTTAACAGGAATTTACAATTTAGGCGATTTACTGCCCTATAATGTAGATACCAGTGTAATTGTATTGCTTGATAACTCAATAGACAAGCTCCAAAAAGAACTTATTTTTTTAAATTCAATTATTTAATACTTAAATTTTATTTATGAATATTAAGCAAGTAATTAGGTGCGTATATATATTGAAGCAGCAGCCAGTAACTAAATTTAAAATAGATCAATATACTAATTTTATTTTAGATAGTTACGATTGCACCCAATATGTAGCAGAAAAAGTAAGCTATTTTTTTAAATTTATTAATAAACCACTAATTAAAATTAATACAGGAATTTTATGCGATATAATTTTAAAAGAAAATGAAACAATAAGGAACAATAAAATTGTAACTATTGCAGATAGAAGTATAAAACAAGTAACAAAATCAAAGAAAAAAGTATCTAAATATTTTAAACAATTAAAACAACTAAAATGAAAGAAAATAAAATTATTAGATATACGACAAGATTTACTAAAAATGAAGCAGAAATTATTATAAAAATGTGTAAAAGTTTAAATATTACAATAGCACAATTTATAAGATATTGTACATTAAATAAATTATAAACCACTAAAACAACTAAAATGAATAAAGAACTAACAAAAAACTGCGTACAATGTAATACTGAATTTAACTATAAGCCTAATAAATTGAATGAGCAAAAGTATTGCTCAAAAGTTTGTAGAACAAAAGCGAATAATATTAGAAGAATACAATTAATAAGAGATGAATATACAAAAATAGACAAAAATATTAATGCAGATAGTAAATTATTTATTTGTGTAGAATTATTATGCAATTATATAAAACAAAATAAAATTTTAAAAACATCAGTAACTACAGCATTTGGACAAATTAATATTGAAAACGAAAATTGGCAAGTACAAATAAGATTAGAAAATAATGATTTTTTGGAAAAAAATGAAATTGTTGAAGATTTTATGACTATATATAAAAATAAATAAATTATAAACCACTAAAACCAAAAACAAAATGAACGAACAAATTAATCAACCAGCATTTCCACCAATGGTGGCACAGGACAGTTTAGGGCGCGTAATCATAATGGCGCCGGGAATGTCAAAATTAGAATGGTATTCTCTTTTTATTTTACCAACTTTAATTGTGCAAAGTAAAAACACACCTTTACAATTAAATGGCAAAGTAGTAAGCGTCTATGAGGGTGCTACCTATATGGCAAACTGCTTAATTAACGAACAAATTAAATTTATTAAAAATGCAGAACAAAATGAAAGAATTATTAAATAACAATTTAGTGCAATTAATTATCTTTTTTATTTTTGCTTTATGGCTTGTAACTTATATAGAAAGTTGCTAATTTAACTAAATGGGAACAAACTTAATTGATTATAATAAACTCCTTTTACAAAGGGAATTTAATAAAGATATAGTACCAAGTGCCGAAGTTATTTGTCTAAAGATACAGGACAAAATTATAGGCACTATTGGAAACTATGTAGTTTATAGCGGATTGCCTAAAACCGGTAAGAGTTTTTTTATTGCAGCTACCATAGCCAGTTCATTTTTACACCCCGACCAAACAAATTTTGGTATAAAGCTAACTACCTTTCCCGGCAGACCTAAAATAGCTTATTTTGACACTGAAAGCAGCCAGTACGATAATTATCAGCAAATACAAAAGATATGTAAATTAGGGCTAAAAACTACATTACCCGAGAATATTAAAGCATATAATACAAGAGAGGACAACCCAGAAGTTATTTTAAAACTAATTGAAACTTTTTTAATTAGTGCGCCTGAATGTAGTATTTTATTTATTGACGGACTTTTAGACCTTTGTTACAATTACAACGACGAAACTGAAACCCGAAAGCTCACAAATTGGCTAAAAAAAATTACTAAAATTTACAATATTTTAGTAATAACAGTATTACATACCAGTAAAGGAAGTTTTGAAACATTAGGGCATTTAGGTAGTAATACAGATCGTTGGGCCCAAAGTACCCTTACAGTTGAAAAAGACAAAAATACAAAGCAAATGATATTAAAACCTAAATTTTTAAGAAGCAGCGACGACTTTGATCCTATTGCTATTAATTATATTAATGGACAATGGCGACAGGAACATTATCAGCCGCCTATTGAAATTATAAATAAAAAGAAAAAATAAAAAAGCCCGGCGCAATTAAGGCCAGGCCGGGAACAAACCGCTAATTTAATAACTGATCTGCATTATTTTAGTAATACAAATATAAAGTAAAATTTAATAAAATGAGAAAAAAATATTCAATTACTGTCTTTTTTATTGAAAATAATAAAAAGCCAAGAAAATATCGAAATATAAGCAACTTAATATCTTTTACCAGTTTTGTTAAAAAAAGCGGCGGCATATATTATAATATGTACGACCAAGAAACAAAAATATATATAAAAAGAATTTATATAAAAAAAGCCGGCGAGTAGAAACAAGCCGACAATAAAACTTCACTAAACGATTATGAAAGGATAAAAATAAACTAAAATTAACAAACGCCGCCGATTATGGCGGTTTTTTTATGCCTAAATGTATTTAATACATTATTATAGGTACTAAAATAATGGTTATAATTTGTTAATAAACAAATTAATATTTTTAGGGTTTTTAAATATATTATGTGTACTTTTGCGTTTGTGGCCGCATAAACGGACCCAATCGCAACAACCAATATTAACCCAATGGCATTTTGCAGCCAGTTTTTAAAAAATTTTTTTTTATTGTAGATATGCCTTAAATTACATTTTATAAATTTATATATGCGTAAAAATGTATTGATTTTCGGCGGTATTGCAGCAGTTGTAGCATTGTATTTAATTTCAAAAGCAAAAGCCGGTAAAAAAGTATTAATTAATTTTCAGTCCTTAAAATTAGGCGGATCATTTTTAGCTCCAAAAGTTGCCATATCTCTTTTATTACAAAATCCAACAAATCAAACTTTCAATATAAATAGTATTGCCGGATCAGTTTTTTTAAATGATAAATATATAGGCGTTATAAATTTATTTAATAAAAAAGTATTAAGTCCGAATGTTAGTGAAGTAATTGATATAGATTTAAAATTGAGTTTATTACAATCTTATACGGCTATTAAAAATATAATTAAAACAAAAGATTTAAAGACAGTTGTAGCAAGGGTAGAGGGTAACGCTAATGTAGACGGCATTGTATTACCGTTTAATGAAAATATAACAATATAATGGTAACAACTGGAATGTTATTAGGGCGAATTAACCCGTACAATAACAAAAGAAAAATTTTAGTTGAAAATCAAAGTACAAACGATATTATAAAAAGTATTTTAGATAATCATAAAAAATATGTTTACGATTATAAAAATATAAGTTCTTTTTTTAAGGGATCAAATAATTATCAAACAGGTAAAAATATTTATAATTATTTAAAAAAAAATATCCGCTATAAAATTGATAGCGCAGATCAGCAACTTATTAAAAGTCCGGCAGCTATTTTAGCTACGAGAGAGGCGGACTGTAAAATGTATAGCAATTTTGCGGCGGGTATTTTAGATAATTTAAAAATACCTTTTGTTTATAGGTTTGCCGGATATTCAGCATTTGAAGATCAGCCGGCTCACGTTTTTATAGTTATTAACCCAAACACAAAAAACGAAATTTGGCTTGATCCAGTATTAAAAGAATATAATTATAAAAAGCCTTATAATTTTAAAATTGATAAAAAAATGGCAGTAATAGCAGTTAGCGGAATAGGTAAAGCCGGAAAGGGCAAAGCAAAAGTAAAAAACATACTTAAAAAAGGTGCTAAAGTTATTGTTAAGGTAGCAGCAACACCGGCAAGAAATGCCTTTTTATTGTTAGTTAAATTGAATTTTACAGGGTTAGGAACTAAATTAGCTACTATTTGGGCTAAAAATCCAAGTAAGCTGCAAAAGTTGTGGGAAGGAACTTTGGGCGGACAAATGAACAGTTTAAAAAAAGCGTTTGAAACAGGGAAAGGCAAAAAAAGAATATTCGGACACCAAGATAGTATCGGCGATCCAGTAGTAGCGGCAGCAGTAGCAAGCGCAGCTCCGATAATTGCAAAGGTGGCAACTTTTATGAAGTCAATCGGAATAGAGCCGGCAGAATTGGTTGAAATAGGTAAAAAAGCATTGAACGAAAAAGCAAAAGCGTTGGTAACTAAAAAATTAATGCCTAAAGTAGAGCAAGCCGCAGAAAATAACGAAATAGCAGAAGATATAATTGAACAGGATAATAAAATGGCAACTGGTGGCGGTGGTAATGTGCCAACAACTAAAAGTAATAAAATGTTACCTTTATATTTATTAGGCGGTGCAGCCGTTATTTATTTAATTGCTAAAAAGAAATAATATGCCTACAAAAAAACCAAGTGCAAAACAATTAGCAGCAAGAGCCAAATTTGTTAAAATGGTAAGAGCAAAAGCAGCTAAAAGTAAAGCAGCAAAAAAGAAAACTTTAAAAAGTATGATATCTAAATATAAATATATTATACAAGATAGTGAAGCTGGTAATTTTATTGATAAATATATTACTTTAAATGAAGCTAAAAAAGAATTATTAAAATTTGAAGCCCAAGATAAAAAAGATGGAATATATAAACCATATTTTTACGAAATTAAAAATTTAAATAATAAAAATATTGTAGGTGCAGTAAAAAAAGCAGCTAAAAAGAAAACAATTAAGCAAACTGGATCAAGTAATAAAGTTTACGATAAAAGATTACAAGCATTAAAGCCGGGCAAAAGAAAAACGGCTAATCCGCATAAATATAGAGGTAAAACTATTAAAAAATCAACTACATATACTGAAAATAGGGAGAATAGAACTGATAAAGGCAGATTGTTAGGAATAGGTAAAACTTTTAATTTTAAATATTTAAAAGAATATGAAAACATACAAAAAAATATTTTAGCTTCTGAAATAACCATAAGACAAATGAAAATTTCATTAAAACAATCTAAATATTTTACTCCTTTTGATAAAATAAGAACTAAAAAAAATATAAAAAATGAACAAAAATATTTAGCGGAACAAAAAATACATTTAAAAGAATTAAAAAAACTTTTATAAAAATACTGGAGTTAAAAATTAAAAAACAAAAATTATGGCACGCAGAAAAAAAAGAACAACCAAGCGCAGAAGTAGCCGCCGTCGCATTGGTGCAGTAGGTAAAGGCAACATTATGGATTTATTAGGAGTAGTAGCCGGTGCAGTTATTGGCCGCTATGTAGCTAAAAAAGTTATGCCTAATTTAGATGAAAAAATTAAAAATGCCGCAGTAGTTGGTATTGGTTTATTTTTACCTAAATTAGTTAAGTCAAGCACAGGTAAAGCATTAGGAACTGGTATGGTTGCTGCCGGTGGTATGGGTTTAGTAGGTGGATTTTTACCTGCGATAGCCGGAGCAGATGATACTATTGACTTTCCAATGGAAATGGGCGAAGTTTACGACGGGATTTCAGTAGTTGCCGGTGATGATGTAATGGCTGGCGATGATTTACAAGTATTAGCCGGAGTAGATGAAGATGACGACTATTAAGTAAATTCATTATTTTAGTACCTATAATAAAAAAAAACAATCATTTAAAAAACAATTAAAATTTATCAATTATGGCAAGTACAGTAGGTAGCCGTTTAGCATACGACAAAGCTAAAGAAGCAATTAACAGAGCTGGTTTCTCTGCAAGTCAGGCGGTTTTATCTCAGGGCTATTTAAGGGCAGAGGTAACAATGACAACAACTAAAACGCTTTACACTTTTGCAATTTTGCAAAATGATCAAACAAACGGAGCGCAAACAAACACAGAACAAAGATTGGCACTACAAGACGCCTTTTATTGTTCAAGTATTG